TTACGTAATGAAAACTCTGAATTGATTACCAGTACAGATCTTGTCAATTCAGCCAATGCCTTAATGGAAGGTATTGATTTGGATGTGGCAAGTTCTGCGCTGGCAAACAAGTATGTTGGCGCAAAAGCGTTTTACACACCATCGGATGATGGCTTGAATGTACAACCATGGTACGGAAAGGTTTATTTGTTTCCGCCCAGTGGTTGTTATTTTTGGGAAGAGAAGAACCAAAGGTGGAAAATGACACGGTCATCATCTAATACTTTGACATCATCACATGCTGTGTGGTTTCGGCGTCTTTACCGAGAGTGGATGGCTGGTGAAATTGAACAAGGTTTATATTTCTCCAATTGTCCTGACATGATTCGATACGAACAAAAAATCTTTGATCTTCCTTTATGCATTCTTAAGATTGCACCTATTTTGTTGCGTCGTGTTAATGACGAGGTAAAAAACCATAAAACCTGTACGTCAATCTTGGTATACTTGCCGCCCACAAACGATACTGCAAATGCGATCGATCGATTTGTAGACATCTACTCAGAAAAAGGTCGTATCCTCTGTTGATTTCTGTATACTGAAAAACGATTACAGGCAATCATGAGCATCCTTGCAGACTGGGAAATTCGCGAGCGGGCACTTGAGGATGGCATGATCGAGCCATTTGTTGATCACTTGGTCAGCAAAGAAAACGGACGTAAACTTCTGAGCTACGGTCTTAGCTCATACGGTTATGACATTCGCTTATCTCCCAGCCAGTGCTTGATTTTTGGTCGTGTGCAAGCTGGGGATTGTGATCCAAAGAACTTTGATCCTGAAATCTTAAAGCCAGCTGAGCTTCAAGAAGACAAGCGTGGGCAATACTTTTTGCTTCCTCCGTATGGCTATTGTCTTGGCGTTGCTTATGAACGATTAAATTTGCCTGGCAACGTTAGTGTTGTTGCCGTTGGGAAATCTACGTATGCACGATCGGGAATTATGGTTAATATCACACCAGCAGAAGCTGGCTGGGAAGGATACCTTACGCTTGAAATCAGTAATTGTACTGGTTTATTCAATCGCATTTATGCGAATGAAGGTATTACACAACTCTTGTTTCATTCAGGAAATCCTTGTGAGGTTACTTACCAGGACCGGAAGGGCAAGTATCAAGACCAACCTAACAATGTTGTGTTTTCCCAGGTTTAAACGAAGGGTTTACCAAATTGTGGCTTAGGGCTGCGTGCATATCCAACAGTGCCCGTACGCCCTCCAGAATCTCCGCGAGTAGGTAATTCAACTCCGTCAATCTGAGCACCAGCACGCGGCGTCCTGCCGTTAATCATTGGCTCATCAATACTTGCACGTTGTTTATATGCGCCAGCGGTCTTGGCTGCACGCATAAATTTACCGACACGCTCTTGATTGTCGTTTACAGATTCAGCAGATGAACGTTCTTCTGGATCTAAACGCCTTAAGTCTGTGTCATAAGCCTGTTCCGGACGAAGATCTGATACTTCAGCTCCAGAGGTACCAGCGTTAATGCTGGGGTCGTAATTAGGTCTATATATGTTTGCCATCTTATTATTGTAGAAGCAATAAATCGTTGTATTAGCTGTGATGCATTCCGCTGCCGGGTTTCTAGATTCTTTTGTACAAGATGAAATTGATTGTCGTTGTCTCATGGAAGACAGCTTTGGCGCACCGTTAGACAATGCAGAAAACGATGTGCCGCTGTACGATATGTATAATCGCGGGTTAGTTGCATGCGAACAAGGACTGGAGAGGAATCCACTGAATCTAGAGGGGGCACGGCCCGGAATGACGGGTTACATTCCTTCGATGGAGCAGGGCTTACAGATGGGGGCGTCACCGAAGCCCAGGGCATTAGTGCTGGACCTGGAGGGTCCCAACGAGGGGATGCTGGAACAATCACGCAAACGTCGTGGTTTGACTCGGTAGAACCAGTGCCAATGCCGTTTTTCAAACCGGTAGAAGAAGATTCCGGTTGCAAGGACGGTGTTTGTCCGGTACCCTGGCTAACAAAAGAAGAGGCCCCTGTGCTCCAGGAAGATGTGGTTAATCATCCATCGCACTACACAGATGGAAGCATTGAATGCATCGAAGCAATTGAAGCGGCTTTAACCACTGAAGAATTCCGTGGTTACTGCAAAGGAAATTGCATAAAGTATATTTGGCGTGAGTCGCATAAAGGCGGGACAGAATCACTCAAAAAAGCACAGTGGTACCTCAACCGCCTTATTGATTTAGATGAGATTCAAAAAGGTTGAAGCTCATCTTCATCTTCGTCCTCGTCGTCGTCAATACAGGCGGCGGCGAGTTCCGCTAACTCAATTTCTGTTGGGATATCAAAATCAATGGAGATGTTCTCATCTTCCATCAAAGATTTAATTGCGTACCATTCCATCAGCCGCTGGTGGTACAGATTGAGGAGTGCGCAGTAAAGTTCCTCCCATGTCATCTCTTGCGCAGAAAGTTCTGCCTTACGCATTGAGAACTGCAGTTCTAATGGAAGTTCAAATTCCCTTGGCTCTACTGAACGCTCCATTCCGCTCTGCATGTTCTAAATGCAATTATTCTAAGCCTAGCCGCTAAATACAAGATCTGCGTCATCGTGGCTGAAATCAGACCAGGGGTTTTCGTCAATACAAAAATCGTTGGCAAATTGCGACAGGATATAAGGACTGATGCTTTCTTCCAACTGTCTGATGGCACGTACTTCGTGTGGCGCTGCGGTGTAATTGCGGAATGCCGTCAGCAAAATTTCGGTTGAGGACCAGGGATTAGCATCAATTTCTTGGAGGAACAAGCTAATTTCTTCGCGGCGACGGTCCAGAAGACCGCCAACAACCCTGTGTTCTGCGTTAAATATCCAACGTCCCATTTCTTCAGTTACATTACAAAAATCTTCGTGTTCAATTGCATCGATAACATGGCTGTAAAGGAAAGATTCCCAGCCGATGGAATGAACAAAAGAGATCAATGCTTGCCTCATGGAAACATCTAATCCCAAATTAAGTTTTAAGAGTTGAGTGTCAATGACGCTGACTTCGTGAAACAAATACTCCAGTGCTTTTTGTTTACTGCAACACTGTCCTTTTTTAACGGGAGAACCATCGGGATAGAATTGGCTTCCATACCCGATGGTATAAGGTTCTGCACCTGTGGTCGGAGATTAGCCCTACCACTTTACACGGTGACTCCAGTATCTGGCAGACATGATGCTTGGGTTTGAATCTTGGGCATTATGCCTGGCATAGTACGATTTTTTTCTTGCTTTATCTTTGGCGCTCTGTGGATTTTTGCCAGCGCCTTCTACACCCTGCTGTCCAAAACGGATAATTTTTTCCTCCCTACCTTTACACGCTTTAACAACATGCGATTTGGTTGAGTGCCCAGGGGTACGCCTGGGCTTATTGCAAGACATTGAGTCTTTGTGTATTTTTGCGGCTTTTGATGCTTTACGTGCTTTATCAGACATTATTTAAAACCACTAAACATAGATGTGAACTCATCCAAGATGTTTTGCCCTGACTTGGATTTTGTCGTAGTTTCATCTCCAAATAGTCTAAAATAAGAATCCGTTGTATCCTCTTCTTCTTCTGTTGTTGCTTTTTTTGTTTTAGGTTTTGTTTCTTCTTCATCCTCAAGCAAACCGGAAAAACTTGTTACAGCTGCAAAGGGATCAGAGGTGTCAATTTTTGTTCCTATTTTTCCACTCGTAGCTGCTTGCGTTAAAGTAACTTGTTCTTTCCTGTCAATATCTGGGAAAAACTCAGTATAAAATTCATCTTCCGTACCGCCATATCCTGCATTTTTAAATACTGAATATAGTTGCGTTTCTCCTTTGGCATCTATTGTTTTGTAGTCTTCAGGTCGTTGGATATATTCAATACCCAACAATTTCTGTGTAGGTTTTTTCTTTTGTTTGTTTAACTCTTCAATTGAAGAACGGATGGTTTCCGCTGGGGCAGTACGCACTGTTTGGATAAGAAGTTTTTTCACTTCTTCCACAGGCTGCCCCACATCGCTGATGTTGTATTTTTTTAAAGTTTCTTTCCATTGTTCGGGTGTTTTAACTGGGTCTATATTTCCAAGTAACCCTTCTGCAATCTGCTCTGGAGTAACAAATTCCAAAAATACATTTGAGCCGTATGTTTGATCTGCCGCTGTTAATGCAGTTGCCAAATCTCCTTGGATAAAATTGACTAAATCATCACCTGTAACAGTGTCAGAAGCACCGTCATAATTTTGAGTTTTACCTAGTGTTTCATAGTGTAACTTGGCAAATTGATCTTTATTATTCAAGTCAATTCCATATTGATATGCCAACTGTCCCCAAGTGCGCCCATCTTCTCTTGATGCTTCTGTACCCGTATTAACCAAAGTATCGGGATTTGTTTTTGCTTTTTCCCATGCCGTGTTAACATCTTGCGCCTGACGCGAATACGCATCTTGTTTATTTGGATTCCCAGTGGGATTGAAATAAAACTCTGGATCAAAATAACGTAACGAACCCTGTGCGCCTAAGTTGCCAATATATGACTCCGCTTTTATTGTCGCAAGTTCTTTCAATTTGTTTGACACTGTTTGTGTTTGTAAAACGTTCTCTTCGTTTGTTTGTACATCCATGTAGCTTATGAACTCCGACATGGATTTTGATGTATTAAACCTAGGCCTTAGGTAGTCATTGACATATTTAGTTGCAAATTCTTTATCGAGTTTGTATTGAGTATTGACATCTCCAGGATCCGCAATTGACTCCATGGTTTCATATCGTTTTGCCAATGCGTTGTCAAACCATTGTTGCCAGTTGTACTCAACGTTATTGCCAAATCCAATTGCTTTTGAAATACTGGTTTTAAATTTTTGCTCAGATTCTGCCCCTCCAGTTAGGTTTAAATAACCTCCAATGCCCGAATCTCCCATGATGGAGTCAGTCAATATAAAGAAACACCTGTTTCTGTAGGTCGAGCCAATGCATCACGCATCAACTGTTGTTCACGGTCTGTTGGTACCCAGTTTTCTTTATATGCTTTAGCCGCTGCTGTTTCCTGCACTGGATTTGCCCTCAACCCATCGTATTTTCCGGTTGTTGTGTAATGGTATTGAAGGTATGTATTTGGATCATACCGTTCCGTAATATCTAAATCAGGCAACTCTTGGCCGCCAAATTTCACTGACTTCTGTGCATCATTCCAACTTTGTACAACTTGTGGAGCCTGCTGTCCGTAATAAGTTGAATCAAATTCGCCGGCAGGGGGCTTTGCCGCCTGGGACGGGTCCCATTTAACCGATACATTCTTTTGTTTGTAAAACTGATTGAGCGTGTTTAGTGCACCTGTATCAACATATTTTTTAACTGTTTCTTCTCCATATTTATTTTGAATACTTGACAAGATTTGTTTGTATGTACCAGGGGTCGAATTATTTAAACGTGATACAAGTTCAGAGGCTATTGCATTTTCTTCCGCGTCTTCTGTTTCGACGTAAGTTAATAATGGCTTCTGGTCAGTAGCTGCGATATTAAAAGAGGCCATTATCAAGCAACGTGATAAGAAATGAAGCTAGATAGATCGATGATTTCATTTTCTACCCAGTTTTTTATTTTAGCGAATTTTTCTTCTGTAAAGAACTCTTGTTGTTTGTACCATGCTTCCATTGCATTAGATGCTTTGTTTGCATTGCATCTCCTACAGCAAGGAATTAGATTATTCCGATTAGAGGACCCTGATTTAAACCTGGGAATAATGTGGTCCAAACTTGTGGCGGCACTTTCGCAATATCCACATTTATGGTCCCAGGCTTTATATATTTCTTCACGAAATCGTTTCTTGGCAAGACTTGGTTTTAATTCAACTAGCAGGGCGAGAGGCTCATGCTGGCTGCAAAACATACTCTGGGTTGCCGTTAATTTATTCTAATTTCACTTCATGTTTCCTTGCATAAACAAAGAGATAAAGCTTTTCTTAAATCCCTTGACAAGATGTTGACGGGCTATAGGGTATGCAAGTACACAATGCTTACCTATGGCGAAGCATCCCGGCTGGGTCTCCATCCAGCAAGCCGAAGAACTTCTCGGCATTGACAAAAAGACCCTGTTTAAGTACCGGGATGATGGCACCCTTAAGCTGGGGCCCCATTATGCCGCATTTCCTGAGACTCGCTCCAGGGACAGCTACTGCTGGAATGTAGCAGCAGTGAGGAAGCATCTGCGTAAACAGCAACTGCAAGCAGAGGTTACTGTCTGAACCAACTGGTTTACGATGGGAATCGAGGGAACTAAACGGTCTTGTGTTTGCAAGGCCGTTTTTTATTTGCGATAGACCAAAAGGTTTTGAATAAACCAACCCATGTGATAACCTTTCTCAATAAACGAGATCAGTTCGGTTTCAATCTCTGGTTCGCGAATCAATCCAGTGTTGTCTAGCATTTCCGCCCAGTATTCTTTGGTTTGGCAGTTAATGTGACCAACACCTCCCTGGCCAGGTTTGGCGGCAGTCCAAATTAACAGGCCATCAGGTTCCAGTGCTTGATGCATTGTGTCAACAATTTGCTGGTTCTTACTTCCATCAATGTGCTCTGCCACTTCCATGCAAAGGACGACAGGTGCAGAATGCTCAAGATCAAAAAGACTTTTGCAAAGAAGGCGATCTTTACCTTCGACACGAATATCAGTGTCGTAACCAATGCAATCGACTCCAAGATCAGTAAAACAATCAACATAAGTACCTGGTCCGCATCCAAGATCTAATACGTGTGATGGATAAAGGTTGTCGTTAATCCAACTTGCCAAACGCTTGGCGAACGGACGTTCTTCTACATCAAGATCATCGTAATTAATCTGTGATGTAGCACGCAATTCATACCATCCTTTACGCCATAAAGTATTGATATCCTGGAAAATCTTGTCATACTTTCTGCCGCATGCTTCCAGGCTGTACCGGTTGCGTGCAGCAAACGAAACAACGGTGCGATCTAGGTCATCAACTTTAACAATCGCATCAAGCCAGTCCTGGAGCGTATGACACCTAAATCCGGTAATGCCATCTGCAATTGTTTCAGTAAACGCACCATAATCAACTGCAATCAACGGTGTGCCACATAGCATTGCTTCCACGCCACTGCCACCAAATGGTTCGGTAAAGTTTGTTGGCATTAACGCAGCTCGTGCATTACGCAGAAAGTCGGAACGCGCTTTACCGGAAATCGGGCCACCGTAATGAATGTTGGGATGACTCCAAGGGGACGGATCACCTTGACCATGGATAACAATTGGCCATGGGCTGTGTTTGGCAATTTCTAGTATGGTGTCCATCCCTTTAACGGAACAAATGCGTCCAAGGAAAGCAAGGTATTTACCCGGTTCATGCTTTGGTTCCCACTCATCAATGTCAAAGTAGTTTGGAACAACCCACTCATAATTTTTTCCTTGTCGGTTTTCTTGCCCTTGGTGATGATGCATCCAGGCATATGACTCAAAAATGCGAAAGCTATTTGGCATAAGAGTCGGATATCCAATCCCTGTTTCTACGTGATGATTGTTAGGGAATTCGGACATTAAAATCTGATGTGCATGGCCAAATGGATGGCAGATGATATCTTCTTTTTCCACATATTGCTTCATCTCTTTGATTAATTTTGTTTCAAACACTTGATGAGCTTCGCTTCCAACCGTAGCGTCATCTCCATAGAAATCTACTTTCTTCCTTTCGCCATAAAAGAAGTCATATTCATCGTGTGTAAGCATGGTGATGTGCTTTGTGGCACCAGCTTCACTTCCTTCGTTTGCGTACTCAAAAACTTCATAGCCTTGCGCTTGCATCATCTTTGGAAAGCGCAATGCTTTTCCCGTGAATGCACAGTGAGAAAAAGCAAGTTGTGCTTTGGTATGAAAAATACCAACCAAATGCAAACGCGGTTTTGCCATAGCTACAAATCAAGTAGCTAAAACATAGCGCTTCCGAACGTAAAATGCAGCAGCAACCATGACATGACGGGAGGAGTTACCTGCCGTACATATGATGTTGCCTGTGCTACCTGTTGTTGCTTTCACACCATCTGCAATACCTAAAGCAGTGTCAGCACCTGTGGCGGTGTTGCTATCAGCTCGTTCGTACCAGTTACCTGCCGTTGGTGGAGTCGTTGTATCTGTTGCTGCGCTCGCAGTAGCTGGATCTGTAGCATCAAAAATGGATACTGTCGTGTTGTCTGCTCCGCAAAAACCAGCAATGATCAACGTATCTTTACTGATTACGTTAATAGCAGCAGTTGATAATGCGGTAGCGTTTGCTGCAGCAGTACTGGAAGATGATGCCATAAAAACAGGCCTTCCATTGCTTGCTCTATAAATTAGTATGCGTCCCAAGGCAACATCACCCGCTGTTCTTGTAAAGACATTACCAGGTGCAGCGTCACCTCTAACAATTGAGGCAATCAAACCAGAGCCAATCGATGTGTTTGTTGTTGTGCTTGTATTACCTAATGACTGTTGTTGGTGGATTGTCCAGCCTGCTGGACCTGTAAATGCTGGCGTGCTCCTATAGGCAATCACCGCCACATAAAGATCTCCCTTTTGACCACCTGCTGGCAGTGTGATGGTTAAGTTACCACCAACAGCGGATGTTGATGCGGCACCTACTGCAACTAACGTCCAAGCTGTCATAATCAGAACAGTATAGTGACATGTAAAAGATCAACTGTACCAGCAGTCGCAGAAGTTGAAATCCAGACAAAGCTATCCCCTGTAATTGTTGCATTATCAAATGCTGTTGTCGATAAGCCTGTCGTCGTATTTGTAACTGTGATGCCGGCATTTACAACCTGTGTTCCAGTGACACTAAAGTCTGGACCATGGCGCACAGAGAAGGTAACACTGGGAGATGTTCCAGAAACCAGAGATTCAATGCGACTAATTGTAATGCCTGCTGCAGTATAAAAAATTGGTAGTTTTTCAGATGTTGTGGGGTTTAAGATTGTAACCGCTTTAGGTGATGCTGGACCTGTAGCACCTGTTGGTCCGGTAACACCCGTTGCACCTGTGACACCTGTTGCCCCAGTTGGTCCTGATGCACCCGTGGGGCCTGTTGGTCCGGTAGGGCCATCAACACCAGCGACACCAGTGGCACCTGTGATGCCGACACCTGTAGCACCGGTAACACCCGTAGCGCCTGGGTCTCCTGTAACACCTGTGGCACCTGTAATACCTACACCTGTGGCACCCGTAACACCTGTAGCACCATCGCTGCCGGCAACACCAGTGGCACCCGTAATGCCTACACCTGTAGCACCAGTAGCACCAGTAGCTCCATCATTACCAGCGACACCAGTGGCACCTGTGATGCCGACACCCGTGGCACCGGTGACACCTGTAGCGCCCGTAATACCAGCAACACCTGTAGCACCGGTAATACCTACGCCAGTAGCGCCAGTGGGACCGGTAATACCTACGCCAGTGGCACCTGTAACACCTGTGGCACCAGAAGGTCCGGCAACACCTGTAGCGCCAGTAATACCAATGCCTGTAGCGCCAGATGGACCGGTGGGGCCAGAGGGGCCATCTACACCTGTTGCACCTGTTGGGCCGGCAATACCAGTGGGACCGGTAATACCAACACCTGTAGCTCCAGTGATACCAACTCCAGTGGCACCTGTAGGGCCAGTGGGTCCTTCTACACCCGTAGGACCCGTGGTTCCTTGAACACCAGTGGCACCGGTAATGCCTACCCCCGTAGCACCTGTCGGGCCTGTTGTTCCAGTAACACCTGTAGCACCTGTGCTTCCTTGGACACCTGTAGCACCAGTGATACCAACACCCGTAGCACCTGTCGTACCTTGCGCACCAGTAGCGCCGGTGACACCAGAAGGACCTGTGGGGCCCGATGCGCCAGTGGGTCCTGTGGTACCTTGCGGTCCAACGTAACCCAAGGTAATGGCTGTCAGCCAGGAGCTTGGTGTATTACCGGAGTGCAAGAAGTGTGCAGTGACATTAGATGCGTTAGTTGTCTTGGCATAAACCTTGGTAACAATACGGTCAGTTACAGAAATATCGGTATATGGCGTTGTGAGAACAGCAAGCTCAGTGTAGTAACTACTGGATGTTGCATTGATCTCTGGTGATTCAACTACAAAAATTTCTGTTTCAGTGCCTCCTGTGCTTCGTTTGTATACACGAAACACCAGTCGTGTATCACCGGTGGTATCAGATACGTAAGACCAGAAACGAGCTTGGTATTCGCCCGGAGGCAATTCCTCAATACCTGGATCGCCTGTTTCAGTAGCAAACTCTTCAATTAAAACTTCACCAGCTCCACTGTTTGTAACAGCGGTCATGTCATCTTGCGGAGCACTATCCGGGATATCAGGAATCAAAGATTCGTAACCTGAAATATCAGAGTTGGTTTGACTGAAATACCAAATGCGACCACTGGCTGAAATGCCGGCAGCACCTGTAGCACCTGTTGTGCCTTGAGGGCCTGTAACACCAGTGCTACCTTGTGTGCCGGTGGGGCCAGAAGATCCGGTGGGGCCTGCAATACCTGTGGCACCCGTAATACCAATGGGACCCGTTGCTCCTTGTACGCCTGTAGCACCAGTAGGGCCTGCAACACCCGTCGCACCTGTAATACCAATTGGACCGGTTACACCTTGAGGACCGCTTGGGCCTGTAGGACCAGAGGGACCCGTTGTTCCCTGGCTGCCAGTTGCACCAACGGGGCCTGTGGGGCCAGAGGGGCCTGTAGGACCGGAGGGGCCAGCAATGCCTGTAGGACCTGTTGTTCCTTGGTCACCTGTAGCACCTGTGGGGCCTTGTGTACCTGTAGCACCTGTAATACCGATGGATCCAGAAGGGCCTGTGGGTCCAGAGGAGCCTGTGGGGCCTTGAATACCTTGGTTACCTGTAGCACCTGTAGCACCTTGGATGCCAGAAGCACCTGTGGCACCTTTAACACCAGTAGGGCCTGTAGGTCCCGTAGGACCTGTTGTGCCTTGGTCACCAGTTGGTCCCGTTGAGCCTTGAATGCCTGTTGCTCCGGTAGATCCTCTGGCACCTGTAGCACCGGTAGGACCTGTCGTACCTTGCGCACCAGTAGCCCCCTGGACACCTGTAACGCCTGTCGCACCAGTGGCACCGTCTGTACCTGCTGCGCCCGTAGCACCGGTAATGCCTACACCTGTAGCACCTGTAGTACCAATGGCACCAGTAGGGCCTGCAACACCTGTAGCGCCAGTGGTTCCTTGTGTGCCTGTAGCACCTGTAATTCCGATACTTCCGGTAACACCTACTGCACCGGTGGCACCAGTGGGGCCTGCAATACCAGTGGCACCCGTAATGCCTTGTGCCCCCGTAGGTCCTGTTGAACCTTGAATACCTGTTGCTCCGGTTGCACCGCCTGGACTACCTGCTGGTCCCGTAGGACCAATCATGTTGTAGTTCTTTTCTAAACCAGACAGGTCATAAGAATGCCAGGTACCTTCCTGAGAAAGGATTGCTTCTTCACCAGCAGATAGGTTTCCGTACCACAGCGTGACAGTCGCTATGCCATTTGTATGCTCAACACGTACGTTATTAGAACTAGATGGATCGTCATTACGAACGACCATTGTGCGAATATTGCGCTCAACGCCTTCCCCTGGTGCAGTAACAACTGTTGCAGTACCACTTGTGGTAACAACGATGTTTTGACGGCCAGGAGTAACGACACCAGATGCGTTGTCTGCATAAGACGCATGGATCTCTAACTTAGTTGCATCTGTTGCAACAATCTGAATAACATCTGTGGTTGAAGTTAGGAGGAGCATTCGTACTTATTGCGCTAATTACCCATTTAAACCATTTTAGTGGAAAAAGCTCAAGTGCTGGGCTTCTCTCCAAGTGATGGCACATAAGGTAATCCGTTTTTGTCATACATGGTAAATCCGTCAATCTTGATATACGTCAAAGGTATGTTAAATAAACGTTGCAACATTGGTTGCATGGCTTGTGCTTGACAGTTATAGGGAGGTACATCCATATAAGACAAAGCTTCTGTCGATAATGAACGAGATGCTTTCTCTTGATCATTCTCTGTTTTATCGACCAAGTTTTGTTCCCAATTCACCATACTGCCATTTTCCACGGGGAAATCAGAAGGCTCGGGCGGGAATACATCATCCTGGAACCGCATCGCATAAATGTGTTTGCAGTAACGCATCTCATCCAGGACTGGGGACCAGAAGTCGTTAAGGGAGGTGATTTCTTTTTGTGGTATTGATTGAGAGTCTGGGTTTGTGATCAAAGATGTGTAATCTTCGTAGCTTGGCATACCCTCAGCAGAAGATCCGGTTAAGCCTGGATTGTCCGTGGAACGCAAATAGATATAACCAAATTCTGAATAAACACCAGGATTGTCTCGTCCTGCATTTAAATCAATGGCTGACTCTGTGGTAATGGAATCAGGTAAAACAAATTGTGAGCCAGGGGAAATAATTTGCAAGATGCGATTCACATCTGCATCTGTCATTGAAGAGTTATCGACAATGCCGAGACGTTTTAGTATTTCGTAACGACCTGGCTTGATACTACCAAGACCAGCACGTGGGAAAGCGCGTTTGTTAGATGCGCCTAAGTTACGCATATAACTGTACTGTCGCCTTGTAAAATCCTGGCAAGTACAACAATATCGCGGGCCTGTAATTAAATACCTACCAATAAGTGGTGGCCTGGTCGCAGGAGTAACGAGAGCACGATCAGGAGTGGCCTCAACAGAACCCGCCTTCTTTAATTTCAATATACCAGTTTCTTCATTGGTATCAACAAGAACAGCTTGAACGTAACCGTAGCGTTTTTGCGTGAGTGGGTTAACTGTATCCCGGTCAATGATGGCACCATTCTTAGTAAGAATCCGGTCTTCCAGAATTTCGCCATTTAATGGTTTGAGTCCTTCCAGTGATCCCCCCATGTCAATATAAAAAGGTGGAGGAAGCTTGTTGGCTGGGGACCAAGTACCATGTAATTTCACGTACCAATAACTAGCATCTTCAGTAACAGATTCAACGTATAAATCTGAGTCATATGCCAAGGTATCTTCGTCTAACCAATATCCAATATTCTCATAATCCTTAAATCCAGCATCAATCCAATCGTCACTAACTAAACGTGATGCAGGACTAATTTGATCTGAACGTACGCTACCTTCTGTTTTTTTTGCTGCCCAATGAACACGAAATTCCTTGTTTAGGGTGGGGAAACCCTGGAACACGCCAAGGATGTCTGGATATGACGTACCAGCGGGCAGGAACCCTTCCTCAAAAGGTACTGCATATTGAAATGGATAAACGTAATTATTGCTGTATGACGTAGCCGTAGCTAGCTCATAACCTCGTCGCCACCTTGTCCAAGCTGATTCTCTGTTGATTGCATACAGAGAGTTTGGTACTGAACCTTTTGAAAATTCAGTGGTGATTGGTTTTAATCCGTTGATCTTATATGAAGTATTACCCTGAAAAGTACCAAAGGAGTTTCCACCCTTTGTTGCCATGATCAGAAGAATCCGCCTTCTGCAATCACGTGAACGCCAGGGGTGTAACCAGCTGAATTAACAGCATCTGGGAAAACACCAACGTAAATACGGTCGCCACGTTCTAAATAAATACCTTTATTACGTAATGGAGAAGTTGGCCCAAGACCATTGGTATTACCTGCACTAACAACTGGAGTTGCTAATTGTGGCATCACATCAGAACAGTCGACAGTGCCACTGCCGGCAGGGATGGTTTTAGCGAACAACACCTTGTAATCACCAGAGGCTGGAATAGGTACTGTTGTATTGCGTGTGTGATAAAAAACAAAAGTTGCAGCAGGTTGTGCACCGTACGCAACACCTTTGTAATCAAAGCCTGTTGCAGTGCCACCAGAGTAAAGCAGCGCAGTATTAATGCCTGTTAATGTTGTCGCACCAGTGTATGCGTAGTAGCCATAACCACTTGCAGCGGCAGTGCTTAGGACCCCAGTGGCAGCAACAAAAACAATCTGACCACTGACAAGAGATACAACAGTACCAGAAGTTGAAGCATTAACCGTGTAATCTGCGGCCCTGTAAAAATCATTCCGTGTAATTGTGATGGAATCAACAACACCGCCATTATTGTTATCTTCTTGTAAATTGGCATCCATATCCACCAAGATCGATGGTGCCTGGCCCCCCTGCACAAATAGTGTGTTGGATGAGGCACTACCCACTGTCTGCGTTGTGACTCTTACAGCATCAAACAATGGGCGGTCAACCAGCATTGGTTGTTTATTTGTAGATGTCGATGCCAATGTTCTATGTCCTGTTTTTATTTATTATAAACCTTGATTGAGCAAACCAGGGATTATGTCTGAAAGAATAGACTGCCTTGGCCTGAACATTTCTTGCATTAAATAGTTACCAACAAATTCTTGTGGCGTTGGCTGAGCTGGTCGTAACATTGCAGAAATTTGATTTAATACGGCGTTTGTTGATATTTCCGTAGATGGTTGCTGTGTGGGAGTTGGAGCTTTAGACGCATCAGTTGGAATATCTCCAAGTACACGTTGCGCATTCTTGTAAAGATCCCCACCTT